ATTATACAGTGGAATTACTCAGAAGATATAGGCTTAGAGTCTACTTATGCAGAGGACATTCCATTTATGTTTGATGCGCGACAATGCGTAGGCATCCAAGCAGAAGTAGAATTTAGAAAGGATGGTACATACTACGTAGGAGAGCGCACCTTAGCGCTGATGCAGGGGATAGATAATGCAATAGTAATAGATGTGCCTTACAACGAATTTAAAAAGCATTTTCAGGAGTTAAAATCTAACATAATCACAAATGATTACATCATATCGCGAGGGTAGAAATGTCATAATCACTACTTGCAAGAGTGGAGATAAATTCTTAATGATGAGCGACCTGCACTGGGATAATCCCCATTGTGATAGAAAGCTCCTCAAGGCTCACTTAGATAAGTGCTTAGCTGAAAACATTAGCTTTGCTGTTAATGGAGATTTATTCTGCTGTATGCAGGGCAAGTATGATCCGCGTAGAAGTAAGCAAGACATCTTACCGGAGCACAACGTAGCTAACTACTTAGATGCGCTTGTGAACACTGCAATAGATTGGTTTAAGCCATACGCTCATTTAATGGTATTCGTGGGCTATGGTAATCATGAGACTGCAATAATTAAGAACTGTGAGACTGATTTAATAGAGCGCTTTGTTAGTGGCCTTAACCGAGAAGCTAACTCTAATGTTTTAGTAGGCGGATATGGTGGGTGGTGGATTCATAGAGTAATGAAAAACGAGAAGAGCGCGATGGTGTTTAAAACTAAATACTACCATGGATCAGGAGGAGGCGGAGTAGTTACAAAGGGAGTAATTCAAAACAACCGTATGGGTGTAATGATAGATGGAGCTGACTGCATTTGGGCAGGTCATGTGCATGAATTATACCATCACTCAGATATGGTAGAGGAGTTATGCTATGCTGCAAATGGTGGCTATAGAATCAATATGAGATATGTGCATCACATTCGTACAGCAAGTTATAAAGAGGAATATGATGAAGGCTTTATGGGCTTTCACGTAGAGCGCATGAGACCTCCTAAACCTTTGGGCGCTTATCTATTGCAGTTAGATTTAGAAAGAATAACTAAACCCGTTGACACTACATTAGTAATACCTACTTTTGTACAATGGAGAGACAAATAAACTACAATTTTAAGCCTCTTTCGAGGCAAAGCGAGGCACTTAAATTCTTATCAGCAGATTCACAAGTAGAAACTATACTTTACGGAGGAGCTGCAGGCGGTGGCAAGACTATGTTAGGCTGCATGTGGCAGATATTACGTAGGCTAAAATACCCAGGTACACGCTCACTAATAGGCAGAGCTAAGTTAGATACTCTTAAAAAGACTACCATGAATACATTTTTTCAGGTAGCAGCTGATATAGGCTTAAGAGCAGGGGAGGATTACAGCTATAATCAGCAATCTCACATTATTAAGTTTAGCAATGGATCAGAAATTATCTTAGCCGACTTGCAATTTTACCCCTCAGATCCACATTACCAGGATCTTGGGGGATTAGAGCTCACTGATGTATTTTTAGATGAAGCTACTGAGATTAGTGAGAAGGCTTATAGTGTAGTCTGCTCACGTATTAGGTATAAGCTTAATGAGTTTGGACTTAAGCCAAAGATATTACTCACGTGCAATCCTTCGAAGGGATGGATCTATAATCAATTCTACTTACCATACAAGAATCAGAATCTTCCTAAGCATCTTGCATTTGTGCAGGCTCTACCTGGGGACAATTTGTACCTACCTGAAGCCTACGTTACAAGCCTTAGCCGATTACCCGAAGCAGATAGAAAGCGATTACTTGAGGGAGATTGGGAATTTGACAATAGCAGTGATAGACTTTATCTTTATGATGAGCTGATGCGCTGCTTTAGAGAGCCTATGAATGTAGGTGAGGGATACATCACAGCAGATATAGCGCGATTAGGTAAAGATAGAACAGTGCTTTGTGTATGGAAAGGATTGAGCTGCATTGATATAGTAGTGCTTAGACAAAAGCGCCAAGATGAAGTTAAGGCAGAGATACAGCGCTTAATGAATCAATATTCAGTTAGGCTATCTAATGTGCTTGCCGATGCTGATGGGGTAGGCGGTGGCTTGGTAGACAGTTTACGCTGCAGAGAATTTATGAATGGCAGTAAAGCTGTGAGAGGAACGCAATACATGAATCTAAAAGCAGACTGCTACTTTAGATTAGGCGAGTTAATTGATAAGAATGAGATTACCTTTCCTATCAAATGGCAGGAAGATATCTGCAAAGAGCTTGAGCTTATTAGAAGAGTAGATCCTGATAAGGAAGGTAAGCTAAGAGTAACATCAAAAGATACTATCAGCCAGCGCACCGGAGGGATTAGCCCCGATATAGCAGACGCTATAATGATGCGAGCTTATTTTGAGCTGAATAGAAACTACACTAAGTATGCATTTATTTAGTAGAAAATAATCTACAGAATGAGCCTTATAGTGGAAAATAATCTACACTAATTCGGAAAATACCCGAATTAACTGCATGAATTTTTCTAAAAATTATACGCAAAAGGGTACATATTATAGTAAGATTATCAGGATGAACCTGATGTAATTGATATAAACAAAATAGCCCTACACGTTTGTAGAGCTATCCTGTAATCAAATAATCAATATAAGCCTAAACCAAAAGGCTGAAATGGATAGCCAAATATATCACACTTAATACTATGTGCATAAGTATGTGAATAAGATGTTGAAAGCAGATAAGTTAATACACTAATTTTGAACCATGAAGAACGAAGAGGCACTAATCCAAGAGGCTGTTATTAACTACTTAGTAGCTCAATATCCTGGCACTCTTTACTGTGCATCTGCAGGAGGTGTTAGAACTTCAATGCGTCAAGCCATCATGATGAAGCGCACAGGATATGTTAAAGGCTTTCCTGATATCTTTATCTATGAGCCTCGTGATGCTTTCCATGGTTTAGCTATTGAGATGAAAAGAGAGAAGGGAGGAGTAGTAAGCTTGCACCAAAAGGAATGGCATAAGAAGCTTACTGAGAGGGGATATTTCTGCGCTATTTGTAAAGGTTTTGATGAGGCTAAAGTAATTATTGATGAGTACCTACACCTCTGAAATAAATAGATGCTATGCCGAATGGCGCAGAGTAGCAGCAACTGTTACAAGGTTAGATTTAGCTGATGAGCTTTTACATGATACGCTGCTTAAGATATTAGAAAGTGATAAAGATAAATTGCAGGATATTCATAACCGAGGAAAGCTTAACAATTACGTTAGCAATGCTATTAGACTATCTGCACGCTGTAGTAATAGCTCATTTAACTACACTCGTTTAAGATTCGAAAAGATACGCAACGATTTGAAAGATGATATCATAGATGATGTCAACAAAAGCGTAGGCATGCGTTTAGAAAATGAGCAGTTAGATATCTTTATTAGCAGGCTGCCATACTTTGAACGTGAGCTATTCTTTCTTTATGCGCTTGACGATTTCAGCTACCAAGAGTTAGCTCAAGAGACTGGCATACCTTTGAACTATCTTTACCGTACAATTAAGAAAGCTAAAGTAACACTTAGAAATTCGTTACAAATATGACTAAAGAAAACTACGCTGCCAGGATTGAGATCTGCAATAACTGCGAAGTATTTAACACTCGCTATAAGACTTGTGGGCCTCCTACTAATGCAATCAATCCATTTGCTAAACCAACTGAGCTTAATGGCATTACATTCAAGCCATGCGGCTGCCCTATAGATCACTTAGCAATGTATGCTGTCAAAGATTGCCCAGCTAAGAAATGGCCTATCTTAAATGATAGATTAGTAATTGAGAACATGCTGGCCTTTATTGAATCTTTAAAGCGTAAGAATCAGGTAACGAGCCAAGATATGAAAGTGGTAGGTGAGCTGAGAAAGAAATATACTAAATTAGATTACCCTGGTACATCATGTGGTCCATGTGCTAAGAAATATGTAGACGATGTAGAGCAGCAGCTAATCTCTGAGCTAACTAAATTAGAATCAGCTCAAGCACTGATACAATTAACTAACTTAGAGCTCACACCTGAGCCACAAATAAAGAAAAGAAAAGCTAAACGTAAAAAACTATGACACTATTAATTATCTACTTAGTAGGCTTCCTACTGCACACTGGCATACTGTGCCTAAACATCTACAGACATCAGAGGCACTTATCTTCTTTCCATTGGTATGCTTACATTGGTGTTATCTTTACAGGCTTTGTATGGCTTCCATTTTGGCTATACATTACTGTGCTACGTTTTCAACAGAGAAAATAGTTTTTAACATGTGTAGCTTTCATGACAATTCTATTAATATATTTGTCTCATGCGCATCATTACTGTTAGACATATTATTGATTTAAGGTTTAATAATTCCCCTTTGAACGGGCGCATACGTTCTTTGGGGTTTTGTTATTTATAGAGATGGGTAACATCAATTACCTGAGTAAGTCAAAGCTCAGTAACCAATGACTACACTTGCAAAATACCAATGCTTGGATCGCACAAATACTCTTTTAAGAGTAAGGCAGTTTGTTTTTATGGGGAGCTTTTTCTTTTCTTTCTTTTTCTTTTTACCTTTTTTCTTTTTCTTTCTTTTCTTTTGTTGATGTTAATTAACTTAGCTAATAGCTTAGCTAATAAGCTAACTGCTATAAGCTAATAGCTCAAGCTTATTACACTAACTATAGTATTAAAGTTACTAATAATCTAAACTAACTAACTTATGAATGATAATAAGTATAACTTTTTGAGGGCTCAAGTGAAAATGTTTAATCCTACATTTACCGATAAAGAAATTGATAAGGAGTGCGAGAAGATTCTAAATGCAGGAGAGGGTGGAGAGGATGAGAGCTGCCTTTATTGTGGATCGTAAATAATAAAAAAGGAGATATGAAAGCAACTTTTACATTTGACTTTGATAACTTAGAAGATATTAATGACCATAGAAGGCATACTAAAGCATTAGACTTAGCACTGTGCTTGAATGAGTTTAACACTCAGCTATTATGCCAGCTCAAATATGATGAGCTATCGGGTAAAGAAAAGATTATATTGTCTAAGGTTAATGAGTTACTCCAAGACACTATGAAAGATTATGGCATTGACTTAGATACTTTACTTGCATGATATTAATACCAGCACAGCTTGAATCAGTAGGCACACGAAAGGATAAGACTCTTAAGCTTACCTTTGGAACTAATGAGCTCACACCTTCTCAGGCTGCTGAACTGTTCGGTACAGCCAATCAGTTCGGTTATCTTGCATTTAAAGATGAGAGCTTTAGACGTGAGGAGCTGGATGCAGTAGAGAGCCTTAAATCAGAGTTAGAAGATACACTTAAGAAACCATCTCAAAGATTAAGGAACACAATGTTTAGAGTTTATGAGGTTGATAGTGAGGGATTTACTACCTTTGCTAAATACTATGACTCTAAGATGGAGCAGTTAATAACACACTTTAAGAATAAGTTAGCGTAATGGAGGAGCAGGAACAAAACGTAACAATCAAAAAAGATGCTATGCTTCAGGCACTTACATCTTCTTTGGGTAATGTTACAGAAGCTTCAGAGAAGATAGGTATCTCTCGCAAGACTCACTATGAATGGCTCAAAGATGATGCTGAGTATAGTGCTGCTGTAGCATCACTTAAGAATGTAGCTTTAGACTTTGCAGAGTCGCAGCTTAAGAAGCTGATGGAGGGAGCAGAGCGCCAAGCGCTTACCCACGATGGAGAGATAGTAACTATTAAGGATGCACCTAACACAAGCGCTATTATCTTTTACCTTAAGACTCAAGGTAAGCAGAGAGGGTACATCGAGCGTCAAGAGCTGAGCACTGAGATAAAGAGCATTAACATAACTATAGATGGAACAAATATTTAAGCTATGAGTCAAATAACCAAACGAGACGAAGAAATGTTTATAGCTATAATGGCTCACTTTCATAAAGAGATTCCAATAATGTTCAGTAATCCTGAGGAATTAACTGCGGATAAA